TGAACTATGAAGGCAGTACAGAGGAGGAACTCACCATTCAGAACGATTCCATGGAAAACGACTTGTTCGCCACCTTTCTCAGGCAAGTGTTTTCTGTCATGTTCGCCGTACTCAAGCCGGGAGGATCCTACTATATATTCCATGCGGACAGTGAAGGCGAGAATTTCCGGGCTTCTCTCAGGAAAGCGGGATTCAAGATTGCACAATGCTGCATCTGGGTAAAGAATACTATGGTGATGGGACGCCAGGATTATCAATGGCAGCATGAACCTTGTCTCTATGGCTGGAAACCGGGTGCCGGACATCAATGGAATTCCGACCGTAAGCAGACTACCGTCTGGAATTTCGACAAGCCGCAGCGCAATGCCATACATCCGACAATGAAGCCCATAGCCCTTATGGCATATCCCATATCCAATTCCAGCACTCTCGGTCAGATAGTCCTCGACATCTTCTCTGGTTCCGGTTCAACCCTCATGGCATGCCAACAGATAGACCGTATCTGTTATGCTATGGAGATTGATCCGAAATATGTTACAGCCACCATTCACCGGTACCGCGCCATGTTCCCTGAACAGCCCGTCCGGTTAGTCCGAAACGGAGAATTACTGGATGTGGAACAGACAGCTGATATGATAGCTGACCAAAACAAGGTAATCCAATGAGACATGCATCACTTTTCAGCGGAATAGGTGCGCCGGAATTGGCCGCTTATTGGTTGGGTTGGGAAAATGTATTCCATTGTGAAATCAACCCATTTTGTAGACAAGTACTTAATTATTGGTTCACTAATTCAAAAAGTTATGAGGATATCACAAAAACAGATTTTAGAGAATGGCAAGGAACAATTGATGTCCTCACGGGAGGATTTCCATGCCAACCGTTCAGTGTGGCCGGAAAGAGAAAGGGAGCAGAAGATGACCGCTATCTCTGGCCGGAATTTAAACGTGCCATACGGGAAATCAGACCGCCTTGGGTTATTGGTGAGAATGTTGCTGGTATCTTATCAATGGTACAACCCAGCAAGAAGGCTGACATGGAAAGTATGCCGACTACGGAGCATGAGGATAAACAAGAGTTTGTCATCGAAACCATCTGCAAAGACCTTGAAACCGAAGGATATACTGTCCAACCGATTGTTATACCGGCTTGTGCCGTCGGTGCGCCCCATAGAAGAGACAGAGTCTGGTTCATCGCTTGTAACAACAGCTTCAGATTACGAAAAAAAAGGAGCGAAGGAAAATCGGATACGGATGGCAGAATACCTCCGTACGAATTTATTGCAGACTCCCACGACTGTCCAACGTTGCGAAGCACCGGAAAAAATGAAGGAAAGGACACTCAAAAAGGGGTACAGGAACGGAACGACATACAACAGTCTGCTAAGCCAGCTTGTTTATGGGGGACTTCTTCCTACTCCTCAAGCGGCAGACTGTTCAATTGGTGCAGTAATAGGACAGAACGACCGCTTTATCATTACGAAGAACAGGATGTTTCGGAAAGTGAATCAGAACGGTTCGAACGGAAGTGTGGGACTTGGAAGGATTTTCCATCTGATGAGCACACCGACTGCGTCGGATTGGAAGGGAGGCTCGACAAGGAAAAATCCCTCTCTCCAGAGAACGAGTCTGCGTGGGGAAATACATGCGGATTACGGTACTGGGAAGACTTCCCAACTCAACCCCCTATTTGTCGAGGAGATGATGGGATTTCCGACCTATTGGATACTGATGCCATTTTTAAAGGCTCCCGGTCCATCCGTCAAAACTCTTATTCCAAATGGAGGACAGAAGCTATAAAAGCCTATGGAAATGCCATGGTGCCGCAAGTGATATATCAGATATATAAGACCATCAACGAAATAGAACAATAACATGAAAAATGAAATCAGTCCAACTTCAAATGCCGATAAGGCCACCTTGATAGGTGACGAATATGTATCCCAAGTGCGTACTTTCGGTGCCTTGGGGTACACTCCCCACCGTATATGTACGCTTCTCGGCCTGCGTGGGAAAGAAAAAACGGCACTTATAGTCCGTCTGTCGATACCCGGTGACGTATATTACGACGCCTACCGTAACGGTTGTGCCCTGGGAGAATACAATATCGATGCCGAACTTGCCAAGAAAGCCGAGACCGGTGATGTGTCGGCCATTGAGACCTTGGAAACACGTAAGCAGGAACGGACAGTCAAAGATTTAAGAAACCAACTTTTTGGAATATGACCAGACTCGACACCCTTGATAAGATACATCCGGACTTGATATCCGCATTCCTCACCACCGGGAAGTGTGATGGCATTCCTGCCGATGTGCAGTTATTCCTCAAGCAGCTGCAATGGGCTGCGGAGATTTACGAATACGAGCGTAACATCACCCGTGCCGCCAAGCAGCTGCGCCAGCGCATCAATGCCCAGCAGCAGATAAATGTGGATGAACGTACATGTAAGGCACGCATTTATGCGGCCATCAATTACTTCAATATCGACAACAATGTATCCATCAAGGTGTGGGAGTCCAACTATGCCGACAAGTACGAGGATCTTGCCAAACTATGTGCGGCTGCCGGTGACTACAAGACCCAGGGCAAGTGCTATGCCGCCGCCCTGGAGTGCCGTCGCCGTGCCGCCGAGATTGCCGAAGCCGACCGTAACCTGGGGATCGTCTTCCTAATATCTCCTGAGCTTACTCCGGAAGACCTGGGATACAGCAAGGCCTCCCTAAAGGAGATTGCCTCCAAGCACAATAAAGGGTTCTATCTGAATCTTATAGAGAACCTCCCCATTGAAAAGGCTGAAAAGAAACGTCTGCTGCGCGATGCGGATATTGAGGAAGCTGAATACGAAGAACTTAATGAAGAGTGATATGGAAACAGATATTGAAATCACTTCCCGGTTTGAGGAATACTACATGAACCAGATGCAGATACTGGTCAATGTCATTGATGCCAACAACATATTTGCCGAGGTGGCACGTGCGGGTGGTAAGACAGAAGGTATCACCGGCCCTCGCATCATCCGTGTGGCCAATGACATGCCAGGCGAGCTGTCGTTCCTGGTACATAAGACCTACGTTGCCTTGATGACGAACGTATGGCCCAACCTTCAGGCTTATTTCTCCAGGGAAGTCACCGTAGGTGGGAAGGTGCGCTCCATGCTGGAATATGGTATTGACTATGTGGTGGGCGAAAATAAGCTCCCTTCTCATTTCCGCAAGCCCCGATATCCCATATCCTACCCCAAACACAGTGTCGTTTTCCGGGATGGCCATCACATCCAGTTGGTAAGTTCGGATCAGCCGGAGTCCGTTGCCGGACGCTCTGCCGTCCACGCCATCATTGAAGAGATGAAACACAACAAAGGGGAGAAATTGAAAACCCGCTTGTTCCCTTCCCTCCGTGGTGCCAGTGCCGAAATACGCCGGTCACCTTATTACCAAGGTATCACGGGCGTATCCGATACCGCGCGTGTGGATCTCGGTGAAGATGACTGGTTCGAAGAGTATGAAAAGAACATGGATACGAAACTGATGGAGGAAATATCTACAGTCGCGCTTCATGTGAATGCAGCTATCTATCATAAATACAAGCTTATAAACTCACAACGAGAAACGACTAACCCCGTTACCCTTGAGCGTATCCGTCTTGAAATCATCAAGCAGGATCGCATCATATCCTTATGGCAGCCCCGCCTGGCAGACATGCGCCGTAACGCCACGTTGTACGTCCGTGCCAGTTCCTTCTGCAACAAGGATATTCTCGGTCCGAAGTTCTTCAAGACGCAGCTTGAGACCTTGGATATGGACGAATTCCTCACTTCCATCTGCGCTATCCGCCATAAGGAGGTTATCAACAAGTTCTTCGCCAACTACAACAAGGAGAAACATCAGTATGCAGACAGCTATATTTATGAATCCATTCTACGACTTGACCTACGGGAACATTTTCTACTCACAGCCCGCTATTTGAAGCACTACAACAAGCGTGACGAGCTACTGGTAGGATATGACCCCGGCCACTTCTCCAGCCTTGTTGTCGGGCAGGAAAAGGAATACGGCCGCCGGCTCCGCATAATCAAAGAGTTCTATTGCTGCTACCCGGATGAACAGCCTGAACTCGCCCGTCAGTTCTATGAGTTTTTCGGTGCTGATTCTCTGAATAAGCGTATCATCCTCTATCCTGACCGCGCCGGGAACAAACGCCGCGAGGAACTGGAGCAGATTACCACCGACAGCCGTGCCCTGAAGCGTGAGCTGGAAAGTTATGGCTTTGAGGTGGAACTGATGAATGAAGGGCAGGCCACCGTATATCATTGGCAACAGTTCAAGTTGTTGCTTCTTATGTTTGGAGGCCGGAGCAATGCCTTGCCGGAAGTTTTGATAGACGAGAACGAGTGCAGGAACCTTTGCAGTGCCATCATGCTGTCACCGTTGAAAAAGACGGAAGGCCGCATCGAGCTGGACAAATCGTCGGAAAAGAAAGTGCCCCTCAAGAACCAGGCCGGACTGACAACGCAGCTTCCCAGCGCCCTGATTTATCTTCTTTTCGGGCGTTATGGAAACAAAGTGTTGAGTGAATTATCGTCCATGCCGGACAATTTACCTGATAATCTGACTATATAACGGCTGTTTTTCACTATAAAAATAGTCAGTAAAGATACAATAATGGTGGCGTTTGACATTGAAACAAATGATTTTTATCTGGAAACCAGTCGTTTATGTTTTTGAAAGCGAAAAGCGTTTTCTTCGTGAGGGACTGTTTAGCACGCACCGCTGAGTTTTGGAGTTGCAAGGCATTCTTCGAGGTTCCTCGGAAATATGACGGAGGGTGCTTCCCGTCCTTTTTCCCGCAGTAGAAACCTGCTACTTTCGGGCATGGAAATGACAATGACCGGTATTCAAGCGATGCAATGGGCCAAGGAGATATCAAAACTGCCTGACGGCTGCTTTACCATTGCCTTCTTCCCGTGTTCCAGGCATAAGGGGGAGGCATCAGCCACATTGACAGTTAAAGAAGGATGCAGATGGCGTACTCAACTGCCTGAAGAAAGATTCAGTATAGATAGTGATAACTTCTTTCTGTTTACAGACGCAGACGGGGAACCCAAGATGTGCTACCGTATTCTCATCAGGTACATGGGCTTTCCTCAAGATGGTTTCAAACTTCATAAAATAGATTGGTTATGAGTAAAGGCAATCTCAAAATGGTAGGCAACTTCGGTTGCTATCTTGACGATGACAATGTAATATCCTTCCAGATTGGAGACAGGCCAATGGCTTCAGTCCTGGAACCGGACCCGATGTTCCCCCTGAGTGGAGGAAGTCTTCCGGATACACAGTGGCAGAGCATCCAGGGATTCCAGGTGTGCAGCCGTGGCTTCAACAACATGAAATGCGAGGAAGTCGCGTCCGACATAAAGAAGAACCGGCTTCTGCCGAGATTGATTACCAAGCAGGTCAGCATGCTGTATGGTCATGGGCTTGCCGTGTACAAGCCGGCAATCGTGGACGGGAAACTTCAGAAACAGTGGGTTGACTGTCCGGAAATCATGGACTGGCTCAACAGTTGGGAACAGCGCGGTCTTGAATCGGGTTATAAGGAAGTGGCCAAATCAATCATTAAGAACTACTACTATTTCAGGGACTGTTTCGTAAAGTGGCGCTTCACAAAGGGAAAAGCAAGAGGGACGATGCCCGTTGCCGGTCTTGAATCCATGGAGAACAGACATTGCCGGCTGGCCACCACCAAGAAGGATGTGGCGACAGATGTTGTCTACTACCGGGATTTCCGCTACATTGCCGTAGGGCGTTGGGGGTATGGCACCTCCACTTTCCGCATCTATCCGAAGTTTTCCTTTTCAGAGCTTGCCAATTACAGATTCGCGGCCATTTCCCATCACCGGGAAAAATCCGTGGATGAGTTCTACGGTGTGAACGAAACCCATGCCGGTACCAGATCCTACATCAAGGGTTCCAACGATACGGCTGATTATATAAACTCCTTTTTACGTAATTCGCTTGCCGCCAAGATACACATTGTCATCCCCAATGCCTGGCTTGAGTCCAAGAGGATCCAGATAACCAAACTCTGCGACGAGAATAAACGGCGCAAGAAGAACAATGAGGAAGAACTGATGTACAATGGCATCGTGATTGGTTCGGAATTCAAGGAATCCACCCTGATAAAGTATCTGCAGTCTGAACTGCGCAAGATCTCCCGCTATCTGTCCGGTGCAGACAACCAGGGTAAGGCCTATGCGACAATCAGCTTCAAGAACAGCCAGGGCGAAGAGGAACGCTGGAAGATAGAGACGGTTGATTTGAAATACAAGGAATATATCGACGCCTTGATATCCTATGACAAACGTGCCGATGAGGTGCTGCTGTCAAGCGTGGGACTTGACTCCTCCATATCCAGTGTCAGCAAGGACGGGGTCATATCCAAATCAGGAGCCGATGCGTATTACAACTATCTGATATACATAATGTCACTGACTTCGGAAGACGAAATCTGCTCCGAACCGTTCAATATGGCCGTACAGATAAACTTTCCCCATTTATACAGCCAGGGCTACCGTCTTGGATTCTATCGCGAAGTCCCGGCACGCCAGGAAGATGTTTCACCTCAAAACAGACTAAATCAGCAACAGTCATGAGAATATTGGAAGAACTGTTTACCACCATTTCGGAATTTCGGAAGTATGCTCCCTATGCAGAGAGCAATGTCACTTTCGACCAGCTCAATTCGTCTGCCATTTCTGCGAAAAAGCAGATGGTTATCATCCTTACCAAAGATGTCTACACCGATCTGACGGCAGATGAGGGCGAACTGAAGGAGGCCCTGCGTCTTGCGATGGCCAATCTGACCATGGCCAAACAGCTCATTTTTGATGTTGTATCCAAGCGTAAGGATGATGTCGATATATACAAGCATGAGCAGGAAAGCATGCGCAGGTCGTATATCGAGAATTATTATAATGCCATGGATACTGTCATCCAGTTGCTTGACAACAGTCAGACCGTGCCCTCCTGGAAAGAAACGAGATACAAGAAGATGCTTGATGTTCTTAAAATAAAGAGTACGGAGGAGTTCGACATGCTGTATACGATAGACATGTCCTATCTGTTCTTTTTCCGGACCATACCGATCCAGAGCGAAGCGCTGGATGACGGGATATCGGCCTATTTTGAACGGGCAGAGAAAAAGGAGGAGGTATTGCGCCCGCTCAAACGATGCCTCGCCAAGCAGACCATAGCCATTGCCCTGCGGAGATTTGACATTATAGAGTTTCCACCGACAATAAGAAGTCTGTTTGACGAGTCTAAGGCAAGCAGGTCTGGGAAGGATGAGCAGGCCCGCATGCTTGAGTTGTCCGCTTCTCTGCTTGAAGAGGTGAAGCGGGAACTGGCCAATATAGATCTGCTTTTGTCAACGGACAGTTCCGGCTCTGTAGATACGAACACATCCTTTAACCGTCCGGACGACATAATAATGCTGATGCCATGTTGACAATAGACTTTATAGCAAAAGGAATGCAATACAGCATCCCCAATTCCTGGGATGGGTTAACTCCTTATCACTTCCAAGCACTCATGCGTGATATACAAAGGTTTGCGGAGGGAAAAATATCCGTCGGCATGGTCCGTGCGAATTATGTTTGCCGGATTATGGGATGGAATCTTCAAAAAATAAGGAATACGGATGGATGGGCAAATGTGGCCTGGCTTGCAGAGCAGGTGACATTTCCGTTCACGATTGTCTATCCGGATAATGATGCAGCACTCCAGGAATTGGATTCTGAAACATACAGACTCTGTAAGAAGATACCACCACACCGGTTGCATGGAATAACCATATCCAGGTATCTGGACAGACTGGACTACAAATATGCAGTAGACTCATGTTTCTGCAAACAACTGGTTCCGGCGATACATCTTGAGGATGAAACTTTTTTTGCCTATAATATAGAAACCATGTTCAACCGTCTTACTTGCTCGCTTACGGCACTCCAGTTCATTGAGGCACGTGGTCTCCTTGGATGTCCGAAAGAGCAGCTTCCGTTATTGGCCGCTATCCTTTACTATCCGGACCGGTATTCATCTGCCGGAGCGCATAAGTTGGCACAGAAGTTCACTGGGCTGCCGATGGATGAGCTTATTCCCATAGCCTTCAATTTTCAGGCCTTCATCAATTATCTGTTTACCAAAACTGAGTTCAAGTTGCTTACAGAACTTGAGGAGACCAAAGTTTCTGCCATTTCCACGGGTGCACTTGAGTCTCTGTACAACTTGAGTTCAGACGGGTTTGGGGATATTGAAACCATCGAACACATGAATGTCATCCAGTATTTGACCATCCTCCGGAAAAAAATTATTGATACGGTGCGCAGCCTGCATGCGGCCAAAATGGATAAAGCGGATATTGCGAGAGAAACCAGACTTCCAATTCACATAATAAATGAAATCCTATGATACTTGATTTGCTCAGATATTTTGCCCGTTTTCCCAAAAAGGAAGGGGTTGTCTCCATGTTCGCCAACGGCTCAAGTGACTTTATCCAATATGCGGAACTGCTTGGGTATGTCAAGAAACTCCCGGAACCGATAATGCCCGAACTTGAGAATCTTGTTTTCGGGCAGTCATACGATTACGTAAAGAAGCGCGTCGATAATATTACCGGCAACTATCTGTTCGTGGATTTCGGAGAATTCACATCAAGCCGTGACACACACAACTCCATTCTTGACAGCCAGAAACTTGCCGCCACCATAGCCATGAAAGTTTCGGATTCCGCAGACATGGTTGAGACGGCCATTGCTTCTGAAATAACATTGTCTCTCCTTGCGGAACTCAGAAAAAGGCTTATTTTTGATTCACGGTCTGAGGATTTGCCATGGCTTGATAAGATATCGGAGAATCATGACATTATCCCTTTTGTCTCATCCGAATTCAAATCCATAGGTTGGACACTCATGTTCAGTTCTGCCGCGACCGATTTGTTCAATGCTAAACCTTCCCTTAATGAGTAGCTGATACTGTTGTGCCAATCATTAAATAATTCAGAAACTTTTTGTTCATGTTGTTTATTTCCATCCTGGTCGTGGGCTGTCGAAGTTCGCGACCAGGAGCTACTCATGATTACTCTTTTCCGTCATCCCTACCACGAGAAATAATCATTCTTTTACTCAAGCTAAACAAAGCTAATGCACTGATAATAAACAAGATATTACTACGTTATGCGCGTTAATAGTGTTACCTTAGCTGTACGAAAAATAAAGGATAAAACATTATGAACGAACAAGTTACAAACATTCTTAACCAAAGCATAACAAAGACGGCAAAGATACAGCAGCTCCTTCTTTTAGGTCTGACCCGCCGCCAGATAGCCGATTTGGTAACAAACGGAAATTACGGTTTCGTGCAGAACGTATACAAGAAAATGCTGGAAGCCGGAAGATTCGGTCAGCAACCGGCCATCGCAGCCTGCCCCGAATTGGACTATACTTTCAACAGACGTTTCGGCATCGAGATAGAGGCATATAACTGCGAAAAGGGAATTCTTGCCCGTGAACTTCGTGAGGCCGGAATTGCAGTTGCAGTGGAAGGTTACAACCATAACACCCGCGACCATTGGAAGCTGGTTACAGACAGAAGTCTTAGAGGGAACGATACTTTCGAGCTGGTAAGCCCGATACTTGAAGGGGAAGCCGGATTGCAGGAACTTCAGAAGGTATGCTGGGTGCTCGATTATTGCAATGTGAAGGTGAACGACAGCTGCGGCCTTCATATACACATGGACGCTGCAGACTTTACCATTGAAACCTGGCGCAACCTTGCAATAACTTACCGCCGCCTCGAACCGGTAATCGACTCCTTTATGCCGGGTACCCGCCGGAACAACAGATATTGCAAATGCCTTACCGGAATTTCAGAACGCAGTATAACGGAGGCAGAGAACATCATGCAGCTACGTTCAGCCTTTGGAAACGACCGCTACCACAAATTGAACCTTGAGGCTTACGCACGCCACCGCACAGTTGAATTTCGCCAGCATTCGGGTACCACCAATTTCACAAAGATGGAAAATTGGATACGGTTTGCCGCCAACATGATTACCTTTGCAAAACACGGCATGGTGAATTTGGGATGCCCGCTTTCAAATATCCCCTTTCTGACAGCCGACCAAAAAGTATTTTTCAAATTGAGAACCAAAAAATTAGCATAATATGATGACAACTTACACTTTGCAGGATGGCGGTATAATTGCCGCCTCCTGCCCTGCAGACTTTGTAACCAAACTCCGTGAAAGCAGCCGTTTCGACAGTGAATGTACCGACCAGGAATATATGTACCATTTCGCCGACCGTTTCCATGACCAGACGGGGCATGTAGTCCGAGCTGATACCCCGGAGCATTTTTGGGAGGATTTGCTTTCCAACGGGTATATGAAAGTAGAATAATCCCCTCCAAACAAAAGAAGGCTTCCAACTTGTGTGAAAGCCTTCTTTATATTGATGTGGTCGGTAGAACGAAAAATCCCCGTAGCGGTTCATACTACGGGGATAAGTTGTCATAAAACGTCTCTCAAGATATGGAGAGTGAACCTAATTGTTTGCTTATATCCTGGAGAGCGAAGTTGAATGTCTCCAAATCCTTTTTGCTGAGCGTATAAACTTTACCCCTGACTTTGCTGCCATTGATACGTTGGCTAAGCCATGCGGTACTTTTACCGAAATACTTCTTGGCAATGTATCCCAATGGAATGATTTCCGTATAGGGAGCTATTTGTTGCTTCAATGTGATATAGTTGTTCAATTCTTCAGCTTCTGATGAAACCTCCTTGTAGCCATTGATTAGGAAATCGGCTATTGCATCAACATCTTTTTGATCTGTGTATTTACTGGTTATTTCATCAGAGAGAGCAACATATTTCTCCATGGCATCCGGTGTGCCGGAGTGAGCGATTTCATGCAATTTCTTCAAATCATCTTTAAGTGCCATAAGCTTATTGTTTTGTGCTCCCCTTATGGGGAGCTTGTTTAACTTCATTTTTCCAATTCTTTCAAAACCTTTTCTAAAAGTGCTATCTGTTTGTCTGTTTCCAGTTTTGCATCCAAGAGTTCATCCATCTTCTGCCTACTCATTTGGTTTCCTGCATTCTTGAAAGTGTGTTCATACATTTTAGATAACAATTTTAACTGGGTAAGCTTTGCAACCAGTTGCATTTTTGTTTCTTTTTCCATATCTCTTTGTTTTAATGACAATGCAAATATACATAAATATTTCTTTATGCACAAATTCCATAAAGAAAATTTTATATATTTCTTCTTTATTGAACAAAAATGCATTTTCTGCACATGAAAATTTTAACATGTGCAGAAATGGGGTATATTTGCACTTATAGGAAGCCTATCAGGAGTCCTATTATCAGACCCGATAAAAAGCATATCATGATGATGATTGGAAGCCAGCTGACAGATTCTTTCAATAAGTTGAAATCCGTACATACTTTATTGATTCTATCCTCCAACTGAGTTAATTTGTATTGGTCTTGCATAACTTCTTTCTTTTATTCCAAAAATAACCTTTTTCTTTTGCCATTCCAAAAACTTTCACCATATTTGCTATGCCCAATAAATAATAGTATGACATTAAGATATAATATGAATCCCTTTTCAAGATATAATCCGTAAAATCGGGTTAAAGTTTGCACTATGACTTTTGGGCATGTCTTGATAAGGGATTCGCCATATATAATTTTAATGATAGGAGGAAGAACGAGATATAGAAAGTCTTTAGCAAATAGGGCAAGGCATTTGATGTTAAGGCAAATTGCATTCCAAAAAAAGCATAAGCAACGGTTGATTTGTAAGGCTCAAGGAATAGCTTTTATTCGGTATCCTCGTCTTTATAAGAAATGTATCCGTGACAAACATATATCAAAAGTAATGCCTTCAAAGTTTGAAGTATTGACAAATCAAGATGAAGTGTTTGCTTTTGTTGCAGAATTATTGGATATGCATTCTAATCGGAGATTGAAAGAAATTAATTTAGATTTAACAGATGTCCAAACAATAGATTCTGCTGCGATTTGTCTTTTATTATCTGTAGTTTGTGAATTAAGTAATTATGGCATCAAGGTTACAGGTAACTATCCAAAGAGAACTGATTGTGCGAAGTTTTTCATAGAGTCTGGTTTTTTAAATCATATGAAAGATAGTCATGGAAAGAATTTTGCAATTGAAGTTCCTAATCTTATAGTTGAAGCAGGTACTAATAAGACGAGGAATAAAGATATTGCACAAGCAGTTCGAAAAGCATCTGGTTTTCTATTAGGTTCTCCACAAAGATATCAACCTGCTTACACCGTAGCAATGGAAATTTGTTCTAACTCGGTGGAACACGCTTATATCGAAAGGCCTAAACATTGGCGTTTAGGAATTTGTTATGTAGATGATCATGTGTCATTCACCATGACTGATACGGGTACTGGTATATTAAAAACGCTTCATAGGAAATTTTTAAAGGAAATAAAAGATACAGTTACGTTGAAAGATAATAGCGATATATTATATCGTGCTTTTTTAAGGAAATATGGCTCTTCGACTCAATTAGTCAATCGTAATAAAGGATTACCTTGTATTTTAGATAAATTTAACTCCGGTTTGATTAAGAATTTGAAGGTAATCACAAATGATGTATATTTGGATTTTAATAATATAAAAGAGAAGCATAAAATGAACAATCCTTTCTCTGGCGTACTATTTTATTGGGAAGTTGATAATGAATGCATTGATAATTTTGTTAATAATATAAAAATATGATAGCTGAACAAATTAAAGTTTTATCTGATTTCAGTATGTCTCCGGGACCAAGATATTGCAAGCAAGGACCAGATTCTGGCGAGGAATTTTACCATAAAGTACTGAATCGAAGGTTTGCTGAAGCATACAAAAATTCAGCACAATTAGTTTTAGATTTAGATGGAACAGATGGTTATATGTCATCTTTCTTAGATGAAGCTATTGGTAATTTAGTTTATGATTTTGGAGAAGAAGCTGTAAAAACATATTTACGAGTTGTTTCCAAAGAAGAAGATGTTTGGACGAAACTTATTAGTAATGAAGTAATACCTGAATGGGCAAAACATAGAGTGAATAATGAAGAACCATTGAAAACCAGCAAAAAGGATCATAATGCATGGTATAGATTAATAAATGGAGAATTATTAGAAGACGTATGGGTACATTCTGCATAATTTTCTTAAGCCAGCTTACGGATTGGTTGTCTATTGTGGTTGATTTACTGACGGGAGGGGCAGTTGCTTGTATATTAGCTTATATTGTTCCTAAGAAATTGAATGATGACCGGAGTTTAAAAGATTTTTTCATTCAAGAACTTCAATGTATAAAAAATGAATACAATGATTTTTGTAGAGATATCTGTTTAAGTAAATATGATGCCCGTACCATCAAAGAAGTATTTAAGCAATTAAGTCTAAAATTAGATGATATTCAAAATGTAGCAAATCGAAATCTGCAGGTAGATATAAATATAATGGATGAACTAAATCAAACTAAAATACATGTCACTGGATGTACAGAAATAAACGACCAATATTCAGAACCAAATATTGTGTTTAATCTTGAAACAAGGAATCGTATATGGCAACTGCAAGATGTTTTTAATAGGAACATAATATCTGCCATTGCTACTGTGAACAAAGCAAAAGCCAAATAAATGTTGAAAGCGGAGTCTAAAAAACTCCGCTTTTCTTTTGCCATTCCAAAAACTTTTGCCATATTTGCAATGCTGTAACAGTTGGTTGAACTGTTTTTTCAACCCCGACCGGACAAACGGCTATTTGTCCAAATACGAATTTGGGCTTTTTTTATGCCCATAGGTTTGCTCCCGACATGAATGTCGCCAGCAAATTCATATACGAACAAGAAGACATTGCGTAAAGTATGCATATATACTTATACGGCTATCATTCCCGAACATTTATTCCAACGCTTCGGCGGGGTTGAATCAACTGTTACAGCAACGGGTTTGGTAGCCGTTCTTTTTTTCTGCCATTTGCTGTAACAGTTATTCGTATATGAAAAATCAAATTCCCGGCACTCTCAACGTGCCTGCCTCCGGCATCCCTACCGTGGGCGAATCCGTTAACGCTCTTACCGAGCAAGTCAATAACCTCCAGCGCTGTTACTACCGTGCTTTGGCTCCCGACTGCGAAGTCAAGACCGAAGCAGACCACTGGTACTTCCGCGCCATCCTATGGGCATGTGCCGGAATGGTGTTCCCACCATTGGTTGTGGTCACTGCATTGTGCGTTTATAAGGCAAAGAAGTGCCAGAAAGGAGGTGCCAAATGAACCGTATCAAGTCTATAGCACAAAAAGATATTTATGTTCAAGCCGAACGTCTTTGTACAGGAACTGAAACAAGTGAGTCTAAATATTGCCTTGCTTATTATGGCAACTATGTGATGTGCGACATCTCTGCGGAGGATGCCCGTGAAATCATTGCCTGCCTGCAGCATGCGCTTGATGTTAATGAGAAAGGAGGACAAAATGAAAAATAAAGAGCAAGAACAGAAAATTACCGATATCAGTATCCATATAGCATCCTTGTCCGCATCGTTCAAACCTGCCCCGGATGCACGCCATGCCACCCATTGGTTCACTACGGATGAAGTCTACGACGCCATTCGTCGCATTGATCCTGGAGCGCATATTAGTAAGGAGCAGGTTCATCAAGCCATGCTTGATGTCGGTTATAAATACCAGAACCGTCCTGGTTCATCAGGACTGGACTTCCGGTGGATGCTCCAAGCGAGAAACTAAATACTACTGTCATATAGGGGGTAATTGTTCGTGATGAATAGTTGCCCCTTCGTTTTATGTCCTTTCCGTACCCCCTCCCCTATTCTATCTTCGCTGGAAATAACAGTGAATATGATTACAGACCAGCTTGTCAGAGAACGTTTTGTCCATGATATAATGTCTCAAGGCATCAACCTTATTTATGAAACACAAGAAAAAGTTGTGCGTACATATCTCAACTCACGGTCTGGTGACCTGGTGGCACATCTTCAGAAACGTCCGTTCATTGCCCAGGAATCAGATACGAAACAAGCCTATTATCTGCGTATATTCCCATATCTCCGCTTCCTTGACATCTATTATCGTCGTGGAGCCGGTGACCGTATTTCCCGTCATATTCGCCGTAATCTTGCTCTTTATAACCGGGTGGTCTGGGGAGTGCTGTATCATGAGACATTCCCGGAAATAAAGTACGGTTTCACGGAAGAAGTTCGTACCAATATTCGCAAGGAACTGGAGCAGGCCCTTCAATATGAAAACTCAAACTGGTAACATTATGGCAAAAAAGCATTTATCCGAAGACGAAATCAAACTCATAATCTCAGGTGACAGTTCCAAGCTTCAGGAAGAGCTGCATACACTGACCAAGGAAACCAAGGCTTTGAAAAAGGAAGAGGCCGAACGCCGCAAGGCTATGGTGGAGCTCGAAGCCCAAGGCAAAAAGAACACGAAAGACTATCAGAACCTTGCGAAAGAGTGCAAAGACTATACTGCCAAAATTTCCAAAAACAATGAGAAAATAAGTCTGCTGACCCGTAACTTGAAAGTCAACGATCTCACCATGAGACAGCTCAAGAAAGAAGCTAAGGAGCTTTCCGCTGCTTTGGATGATATGACTGAATCTGCGAATCCGGAAGAATATGCCAAGCTCAATACCCGTCTCAGAGAAGTCCGTGCCCGTATGAGCGAGTTACGCAGCGCAGGTAACAACATGAACAATGAGTTCGGCAACAGCGTGAATTGGATGTCCAAGTTAAAAATGGCAGCCAAGGCTTTCATTGCCGTTAAGGTTGTCGGATGGCTTAAGGATGTCCATAACCAGGCATACGAGACACGCAAGGAATTCGCCAAATACGAGGCGGTCCTTCGGAATACTTTCCAGTCGCAGAAGAAGGCCAATGATGCCATGAAGATGCTTCAGCAATTGGCAGCAGACACCCCATCGTCCTTGCAGGAATGGACTGAAGCATATATCAAGTTGGTTAATCGTGGGGTCAAGCCTACCAGCCAGGAGCTTGTCAACATGGGAGACCTTGCCGCTTCCCAAGGAAAGTCCGTCGATCAGCTCATTGAGGCTATACTTGATGCGATGACCGGGGAGAACGAACGTCTGAAGGAGGTCGGTATCAAGGCTTCCAAATCCGGGGAGACTACAAAGTTCTCTTTCCGAGGAGTGACTACCGAAGTGCGCAATTCTGAGGATGCCATCAAAGATTATCTTCTTTCTCTCGGTCGTGTAGACGGCATTGCCGGTTCCATGGCCGTGCAGATGCAGGAACTTGAAGGAATCCAGTCCAACCTTGGAGACACAATGGATGCCTTTTTCAATAAAGTGGGGAAAAAGCTGGAGCCGTTCTGGAAATCCATGTTGAAGTATGCCAATGGATTCTTCACTAAACTTGGGGAAATGTTCACCACTTATACGGAAACTTACGAGAACCATTTCGACAAGATGGTGCAGCTTGAGAGCGCATTGCCGGGACTGTTGAACCGGTACGAGGAACTGACAGGCAAGTCCTCACGTTCAGCCGAAGAACAGAAAGAGTTGGCCAATGTCATAGCCCAGATAAGGAACATGGTACCTGGCGCAGCGACAGCATTCGACCAGTACGGGAATGCCATCGAAATTTCAGGCGAAAAGGTGGAGGAATTCCTTAAGAAACAAAGGGCGCTGCTAAAGTTTGAGAATCAGAAAGCCATCCGGGAAACAACAGAGCAATTGGAAGAATACCGCCAGGCATATAAGAATCTGTTGGAACAGCAGAAACAAGGTGGAAGGACTGTTTTCCAGAGCAACGGCATGTTTGCGGCACCGACAGCATACATCAATACTGAAGCTCTTCCACAGATAGAGCAGGATATAAAAAAGTATGGTGACCTCATTCTGGGTGCCGAAGAGAAATTGAAACAACTGAACGGCCAGACTATTGAAGAAACCTTCAAGAACCAGCAGAAGCTTGCAGAAGCACGCCAGAACTTCAACAAGATGGAGAAGGTTCAGTTGCAAGCTTGGATAAAGAACAACAAGGACGCAGCCGGTGAGTATGTAGAAATAGCCCAGGAAATATACAACAAACGTTTCCCGGCAGAGGACTCTGACGCGACCAGGAAGAAGGCTGAAAAGGCTGCCAAAGAAGCAAAGTCGGCTGCAGAAAAAGAGCAGAAAGCAAAAGTCTCTACGGAGCAGGAAGCCGCCAAGTCTCTTGAAGCATTAAGGGAGGAAGAACTGCAATCCCAACAGAAATGGTATAATGAATCGTTTGCCGCTCTTTCAGCTTTTCTGGCATCAGGAAAAATGAGTAAGGAACAACATGAAATGCTGGTACTCGAACTTGAAAAATCGTATGCGGAAAATAGGCTCATCATAGAACAGTCTTATTATGAGGACGCCATATCCATGGCCATTTCCAATGCAGAAACCAAGGAAAATCTCGTCCGGAAGTCCAATCAACGTGTCATTGATGCGGAGAAGGCGGCGAATGCCAAGCGTGCTTCACTGCAGGAAAAGCTGAATACACTTGTCAAGGACTTCAAATCAGAGTTCAAGGTTACTACAGTTGATGAAGACTATGCCGCGCAACTCAAGGTTCTTGAGGCATCCTACCAGGCGCGTAAGGAAATGGCTGAGAAAAACAATCTTGATACGACAGAATTGGACAGTGCCTACCTTAGAGCTAAGGAACAACTTGAATCCGAACATCAACAACGCATCCAGTCCATCCGTGACCAGTATGGCTTGTCTACACAGCAGGAACGGTTCAATGCGGAACTGGAACAGCTCAGGCTCGCACGTGAACAGCAATTTCTGACTGAAGAACAATATGAGCAAGCCGTCCAGAACCTCAAACGGGACAGTTATAAAAAGCAGTTTGACTATTATTCCAGTCTGTTTTCCGGAGCCATTCAAGCATTGCAGCAAGCGGAAATGGACCAGGTCGATGCAAAATATGATGCGGAAATTGAGGCAGCCCAAGGTAATACGGAAGAAGTGGAACGTCTGGAAAACGAAAAGGCCCAGAGAAAGCTTGATATACAGAAAAAATATGCGGACGTGAATTTTGCAATCAAGGCATCACAAATCATCGCAGATACAGCTGTATCAATCATGAAAGCATATGCTGATTTGGGACCGATTGCGGGTTCCATCGCAGCAGCCCTTATGGGTGTGACCGGAGCCGCACAATTGGCCAGTGCCAAAGCTGAACGGGATAAAATCAAAAATATGACTCTTTCCGGCAGTAATTCCGGCAGTTCCGGTACCGGCGCACGCGTTGCCACCGGTCGCCAGTCCGGAGGCAAGATTGATGTCCGGCGCGCCCAGGATGGAAAGCTCTTTCCCGATGCCGACTACGACCCTGATGCACGGGGATTCATTGACCGTCCTACTGTCATAGTAGGTGAAGGGCCTTCCGGACAATCCAAAGAATGGGTGGCCAGCAATGCAGCTGTAAGCAACCCTACCGTCGCACCGATACTTGACATACTGGACAAGTCCCAGCAGGCCGGTACCATAAGGACACTTGACCTTAACCAGGCAATCCGTGCTCGAATGGCCGGTTATTCATCCGGTGGCTCCATTGATGCCCAGAAATCTGCAGTGCCGGTACCGCCTGCGCTATCAGGAACCTCTCTGCCTCCAAGACTGATGGAACGCCTGGCCAATGCAATCATCCGTATTGATGAAGAAGGCATCCCAGCATCCGTCACTCTATCTGAACTTGAACGCAAGCAGGAATTGCGGAACCGTTCGCGTAAAATAGGAAGCAAATAACATTTCATCATGAAAATAGTACATTCTTCAGGAAAAGCCTATCAACTGGCACCTGACACGCAAATTGAAATCGAACGTCCGAATCTGTTCTTCAATGATTATGGTGAGCAGTCACTTCCGGTGGATCTCCCGGATACAGACCTGAACCGGGAACTGACCGGTTACCCCGATATGGTGGCCAACCGTAAAAAGCCGCAGACAGACATCACATGCAGCATCCGAGACGGTGACTACTGTGTGACCGCCCGGCAAGCCATACTCGGTGCCAAGCGGAAAGAGAAGATAACGACGACATTCTACATGAACGAGGGCAGTTTCCTTTCGCGCATCGAGAAAGTTGCCGTACCGGCCGTTTTCGGCAGCGAGACCGTACCCGGAGTAGAAACCGTAGAGCAGGGTATCAACTGGTGCCGTTCGTTGCTCGACAACACCAATCCGCATTTCACCCTCTTCCCCGTCATCATCGAGCTGGACGGGGAAAAACGCGGAGTGAACGTCACCTGCGTAATGGACGAGAATGGAAGGCCGATGCAGGTCCGTCCCAGAGTCACAAGGAAACAAGGCTTATACAACTCATATGCCCGTACAGAGAAGGTGGACAGCCGTATAATCACACTTGATCCCGGTTACTACATTACGCCCTTCATCCGTGCCACCTACCTACTGGAACGTATCTTCTCCTATTTCGGCTATACCTTGCAACCGAATTTTTTCACCGAGACCGAGCCTTTCAAAAGCATGGTGTTCATCAACAATACTGCCGATGCGCTGGTGAACGGCACCATCCTGCTGGCCCACCTGGTGCCCGACTGCCTATGCTCCACCCTGCTCGAAGTCTTCCGCAAGAAGTTCTGTTGCGAGTTTGTTCCAGACGAAGTGGCCAAGACCGTCCGCATAGAGTTTTTCAAAGACATGATAGCCGCACGCAACCCGACAGACTTGACGGCTTGTCTGGCCGGACAACCGGAAATCAATTACGAGACAGCCCGTCAGCTGAAGCTATCGTCAAAGAGCTCCCTCAGCAATGGAAGCACTCTTGACAGCACCACCGAGCTGGAGCGCAAATACCCCACGGCCTACTATGACATGGCATCCGGCAGATACGTAAGGATGGGCTATGGCAGGGAGGGCGTTATCAGGGTAGTGTCCGACGGAAACCTGCCGTTCTATGCCGGAGAAGAAGGACTGGATGACTATGAAGTGGAGGTGCCCGACAGTCAGTTCTGTTTCGACAGCCTAATGTTCTTCGTGCAGGGCACTATCAACGGAAGAGAATACGGGAATTCCGTAACTGCCCCCTATATCGGAGAAGGAAGGATGCTCAACAGTACTATCTGGGTAGCGGACGAAAGTACGAAAAGTGAGGAAAGTGAGGAAACGACAAGCGATCCCTACCTGACCGAAACCTCCCATGACCAGAATCCCATGCTGGCTTTCGCCTTGAGTAACAGTAACAGTACCGGACTGCCCGTCGGGGCAAACCACGATGCCGCGCGTGGCTACTCCCTTCTGTACAACGGCCCTATCGGTATCTATGAAAAATTCTGGCGAGACTTCGACACCTTGCTGCGCAATGCCCTGCACAAGGTAACAGTTCCGCTACTGATGACGAACACAATGAAGCAAGCCCTCCCCGTCTACCGGAAAGTGGCACTGGGCGGTTCGGAATACCTCATCGACGTGCTGAAGTACACTCTCGGAGGCAACAATATGCCAATGGATACAACGTTGCTCACTACGCAGCTCCAGGAGCCCGTAACCATGGCCATGGACGAGAGCGAACGGATGAAGATGCCTGCCTACAAGTGGAAGGTAAACTGTACGCTATCCGAAATGACGGAAGACGAATGGACAGCAGCAGGCTTCGAGGCGGGCGCGTTGGTGGACATGACCATCGTTTATCTTGCACCGCCCACCGAGAAACAGTATGCCGCAGGCGGACAGTACCACAAGCGGACGGACTACTACAGCTATATGTATTATCCACGCCGGGGAGAAGGTGAAATCTGTTATAGAAGAGTGTCCGTTTACATGACTCCCCAATTGATTACAGATTAAGGCGGTTGATGATGCGTTGTCCTTTCTGCATGCAATCAATCCACATAAATTCGCACCAAAAACAGAATGTAAAATGAATATCATCCAACAGCCCGACATGCTGTCGCTCTCGATGAACCTGAAGAATTTCATCATCGGCTCTTCCCGGCAGACGACATTCACTCTGAAGGCCGGCGACAAAGAACTGGTGTCTCAGGTATATGCTCCTGATGAAAACGGAGTGATGGAGATAGATATACATGAGATTGTACACTCGTTTCTTTCATACAGCTTGAAAGACATCGGAGAGGTATATCAGCAAACCAACCTGGTTGCCGATTTCACAGCAGTCATCGACTCCACTGAAATCACCTTTCGCGTTATCCGCTCTGGAGTGGACCGCTTGACTGACTCTCCCACCAATTTTCTGACACAGAATTTCCTCACCTGGCAACCGAATGTAAAGTCGGTCACGTATTATTCTCCGGAATTCCTGACCTACTATGCTGTGGTTGCCGGTACAGTCAAACTCCGCGCATACTTTACTGATGAGTCTGGAACTGTTAAATCTCAGAGTGATTATACTGTTACAGAATTGATGCCAGGTATAGCTTATACCATGCCTCTACAATACTCTGTCGTTGCGGGATGGCTGGAACATAAATTACCTGCATATTATGATGTATGGGTCGAGAACACCTCCGGCCAGCGTCTTACATATATACAGCGTTACTATGCTGAGGATATGCGCTCCGAGCAGGAACAGTGGATATTATTTGAAAACTCTTTGGGAGGTGTCGATACATTCCGGGCATATGGTAACACTGTATTCAATGGCGAACACACGCATAATATTGCTGAAATTGACGAATTTTTTTCAGAATACCGTGTAGACACAGAGAGGAAGTTTCAAAAAAACACTGGTTACCTGAATGGAGATGAGCGCAAATGGCTGCTTGATTTCTTCCCGTCAAATGGCAAGTATCTGTACGCCGGTAATTATTTGCGCCGGATAGTCGTAACAGACAGCAATGTCAGCTATACAGACCACGAACTTCCAAGCAATTATACGTTCACATTCAAGTATGCCGACGCTCGTCCATTACTAAATCTTTCCCGAACCGATGTCCCTACAGACGTTCTCAACATTACCGTACCTGAAGTCGGTTCTTTTACAGTGCCCCCTCGGCTTGCTGAATTTCCCCATCTATCGTTATCCGGGGGGGCACTGTTTCCTGTTCAAAATCCGTATTCAGAAAAATGGTCAACAACATCTGTGGATGCCATTGCTTATTTTTTGGCAGATTTTATGTCCCGCGTTTATGGCTCTGGTGGTGGAGTCGGTCACAAACACCGTAACTATGATTTGCTTGAGTTGCTTTCATATATTGAGAACTATCTATTGGTAAATGGTCAGAAGATAAAGGCCGGTTACGCGGACAAAGCCGGTTACGTTGAAGGAATGGAGGATATGTTCCTTCGCAAAGACCAGTCTGACGGCACAAATTTTCTGTTGAAGTTCGGCGAGTTTATCGACTCTATGGTCGCAGGCAAGGGTGCCGGAATATTCCCTGACGGCCGTATGCAGCTGTCCCGCCTCGAGGTCCGCGACAGCCTTACCGTCCTTGAGCTTATCTTCAACCGTCTCTCCGCCATGGAAAGCGACTATTCATTCTCCGAGTCCGGTACCATCGAAAGTGTATCGCAGCTTGAAGACGGCACATACAGCCTGAAGATGAAGAAACGGTGGGATAACGACTTTACTGCACTGGCAGAAAACGATGTTGTATATGGTGTTGTCAATGACCTTGCATCAGGTGGCGGCAAGTATTATACCTCCTGGCTACGTGTCTTGCATGTTGACATCTCAGCCAATACGATCAACGCTGTGATGTACCCTGATAGCGAGGTGCCGGGTGGCAAGAATTATCCTCCTGAGCCGTTGATGATATTATCACACCGTGGCAACCCGGTTGATACTGAACGGCAGGGTTATTGGTATCTGTCATCCCGTGAGCATTGTATCTGCATGCTTAACGGGGTCACAAAACCCGTCCTTGAGGAAAGCAACTATTCGGTGATCGTCGGCAGGCTGAAGCATCTGTCTCTGTTCGACAACCTGCCCATCAACTACCTGCACTCTTATATCTACGTCCGGGGATTGGTAGCGCAGGACATCCACCGCATCGACTTCCAAGGCGTATTGCCCCGCATCGCCAACGACCGCGGAGAGTGGAGCATGGAGACCGCCATCGGAGCAGAACCCTACCAAGCCGACCGCGAGGCACAGACCGAGACCGTACGTGTGATGATGTACGATACCGTGTGGCACTACGGATGCAAGTGGATGTGTCTTGTTTCCGGCACTACCGACGAACCGAAGTACGGAGCAGCGGGCTGGGCAATGGTCGAGGGCAATCCGGATTTCAGCATCGATATAGAAAGCTCCAATGGCTGGTACTTCGATGCGGAGCGTTTTGCGACCACCCTCACCATTACCGGTGAGCTGTACAACCGTGACGTTACGGCGCATATCCTTGACAGTGATGTGGAGTGGACGCGCGACACGGGCAACGTCACCGAGGACAACGCCTGGGCGGTCGCACACGCGGAAACCGGCAAGTCGCTGCCGCTGACGGTCAACGACCTCGGTCCCGACTATATGAACATGACCGGGTGCAAGTTCATCGCACGGGTATTGCTGCGTGACGGGCAGAACAATTATGAGACAATGAATTATATAACCTTTTAAAAAATGAATTATGCAAGTCAACAGAGTGTCAAAAGTGGAGTTTGGTAAAAGCCATGTAGTGGAATACAGGTATAAAGTGTTTGGGTTGTTCCCCGTAATCCGTATCACAATAGTTCATGGTGATTGCATGGATGATTGTCTTGAAAAGGCGGTTGAAGAGAAGACTGGTCATAAGGATGTCACAATCATTTCATATACTTGATTATGCAGACTATACAGAAGAAGATAGAGGTCAACTACCGCCCTCTCCAGACCAGCGGCGGGATAGAGGTTGTCGGCAGCGTGCCGGACGTGCAGGTGTACCAGGCTGACAAGGCCGAGTACACTCCGGACTACACGCTTACCCCCCTGACGCTGTTCCCCCGGTGCAATGCCACCGACCCGGATGCGGTGGTCAAGGTGGGTGCGGTCAACGCGTCATTGGTCAACATGAAGTGGTACGAGCGCTTGAACGGTGTACGGACATTGATTACATCTGCCAACAAAAGCTATGTCATTACCGAGACCGGAGCCGAGAAGGGTAAGATACAAGTGAAAAAGAACGCCGTTCCCGGCAGTCCGGTAACACTGGAGTTCTACGCCGAGTATGTCGATGCGAAGCGTACCGGACAGACGCATGTCTACCGTTTCAGCCGTCTTGTCCGCGCCGTTGACGGCAGCGAGGCGCAGCCTAAGCTGATGGTCGACTCTCCGTCGGCACTTGATTGGAACCCGTGTCGGGACATTGCCAGGCAGGCCATCACCGCCAGACTGCTTGTCGGTGATGTAGATGTCACAGCAACCAACAAGTGCAAGTTCTTCTTCTATCGGAAGCTGAATACGGGCGCACTGGAGCAGATTACCGACGGTAACGGCGACAATGACTGGGAGTTCGTATCACTGACAAAGAACGTGCTTACCATAGACCGGGACTATATCGGCCACGAACAGACCTACGTCGTGAAAGCATCGTACTCGAAGGACGGTGCTCCTTCATCCAAGCCGGACAGTGACATAGACTATGTCTCCACCACCATCCGCAGGCGTATTCCCAGCATCGAGATTGACTGGGAGGGATTTCCGCAGCAGGTGGCAGACGGAACCAAGATGATATACCCGAAAACGGTCATCCGTGATACGGCAGGGATTCTCCCCAATCCCCAGGCCATCCTTGAGTGCGAATGGTACACGAAGGCGGCCGGTGCCTCCTCATACGTGCTGGCCGCTGCCGGGTACTCGCCCTCCATCCCATGCACCGACGGCATGATGCTACAGCTGAAGGTGATTGACAAGGGCCCGTATGCGGCGGTGGTGACATCTGACGGCAAGTACGTGACGGATGACAGCGGTAAGTTTATAGTGGCAAGGAAAAGGGATGTTTAACCATTAATCGATAGCAGTATGGCATTTTATATCAAAGTGACGAGAGAGGTTGCGGACAAGCTGGGAGTGGCAGGAATCCGCAACAGCACTGCCGACGGCAATGTGCTGTTATGGCAGGCCGATGTGGCAGGCTTTCCCGGCGATACGGTATTCGACCGGGCGGCAGTAGTCGGGGGCGTGTGCCTTTCCCCGCAGCAGGCCAAGGGTGAGATAGACGGCGTGGAAGATCCGGTGGAGGTCGCCACTCCGGAGGGTTTCATGGATAAAGACGGGGAGGAGGTGACCGATGAGCGTAGCGAGTAAGGTCGGGCAGGTAATCTTTTCGCAAAAGTCTGGCGTTTACATGCCAGCGATTATGTGCGACAAAGGCGACCTCTATCAAGAGTATGATGGTGAATCGGGTGCTCCGACAAACATAGCCCCCGACTTCACCACGATGAAGCCGACGCTCTCCTTCCTTCTCACCTCCTCACGGGTGGCTGAGGGGGTTGTGGTGCCCTCTTCCATCAGGTGGTATTTCAATGACGTGTTGATAAGCTTCACATCCAACGTTTCCACGAACACGTTCGGCGGCGAGACGGGGCATTTCAAGTACATCCCCTACAAGGCGGGCACTACGAACTATTACGGGCTTCAGATCGTGAAGAACCTGGTGAAGGCGTCGTCCGGTGCGAGCTGCAGCGTCAAGGCGGTGGCTACGGTGACCGTGGGCAACGTGTCGGATGAGGTGCAGTTCGTTTACAGCATCCCTATCACCAAGGGTGTGGGCAACCAGAACGTGGTGACCATCGTTTCCGGAGATGACAAATACTTTGCCATCCGTGAGAAGGGAGGCAGTGTCGTTCTCACGGCAATGGCGAGACGTGGAGCGTCAGAGATCACCTCCGGACTAACCTACAAGTGGTCCAGGATGGTTAACGGTGCCTGGCAGACACTCGTCGACCAGACCGGCAAGAGTCTGACCGTTACGGACAGCCTGGTTGACACTACGGGCATCTTTAAGGTGGAGGTGTCGCAGGGCGGCAATCTGATAGGCCTTGACACGCAGACGGTGATGGACTTGTCAGACCCCTACGACATCATAACTAATCCCAATCCCGAGGATGAGACGATTGTTTCCGGTTCCGGAGGTTCGGTGACTTATACGCCTATCCTTGTCAAGCGGGGACAGACCACGAAGGCAAAGAATATGCTGTTCTATTTTGTCTTTATGGATTCGGCAGGGGTCATTCTCAATCCGGCTACGGCGAATGTGGCTGCGGCAAGCGGTACCTGCACTGAAGCTATGTGCCAGCAGGCAGGAGGCAATGTTTCATGGACAATCTCAACGGCAGCATGATATGGCAAAGAAAGCGTTGGCAAGCAAGACGGGAGAAGTGAAGTATCTCCAGCAGGGACCGATCGGTCCGCTGGTCTATCCGGCTGGAGAATATTCCGCATCCACAGGCTACACCCGTACGGCTCTATCGACACCGATGGTACTGAGTGAAGGTCAATACTACGTGTTGGCTAAGGAGGGCACATTTAAGGGTGTCAACCCCAAGACAGACTATGCGGCAAACGGCAGTAAGGCGACATGGGTAGTGATGGACAAGATACAGTATGCCTTTATCGAGGTACTGATGGCGAATTTCGCCAAGCTGGCAAGTGCGGTGTTCTATGGGCAGTATATGTTTTCGCAATACGGAATAAAAGCCGATGGCTCTGCTGTAGAAACGGTAGGCGGATATAAAGATTTTAATTACAATGACCCGATGAATCCGGCAAACAAGTTTCGACCAAACTTACTCCTTGATTTTCTGACTGGGAGCTTCAAGGGACGTAATGTTGAAGTTGAGGGGACAATTATTGCCAATGCATCATTTGTTCGGATGCATGATTTCCGTGCAAACGAGGGGTATTTCTTTTTGAATCCGGCTTTTGGCTCTGAATTTCGGAATGGCCGTCCAAACCGAATTTCCCAGAGTATGTATATGCTTCCAGAGGCTGTCCAATATAATGGGATGAAAATCTCGTTGACAATATATAATGCAGCAATGGGAAACACTTATGGTTATACTTCAGTTGTAACAACAGATGGATTTAATGAACTTACATTTGAAAATAATGAATATCATTATTGCAATAAGATCGCTATATCAAAAAGCGGAGTATATGAGTTCATGTCATTAGGTGCAATATGGATTCTAACTAAAGGAACGGACGTAGCCTATTCTTATGCGGAATTGGAAGAACGTACTTACGAAGACCCAATTAATTAGCAAAATATTAAACAAAACGAGAATAAAAACAAAATGTTAAACCGGTTGTCGTTTTTATCCGAAAATGACGACCCTCAAAAGTACAAGGATGATAGAGAAAATTAAGGAAAATGAGATGACTTCG